GTATTATTACGAAAAACCATTTTTACAGCAGAATTGTCGGTATCTAAAATAGCTGTAATTGCACTATTGCTAGGGTTGTCAATATGCAAACCTGCACTTGGGCTGCTCGTGCCGATGCCTACCTGACCGGTGCTGTCGATACGCATACGTTCTGACGAACCCGTAGCAAACCGAATATCTTCAGCACGAATACCAAAAGGTTTTAACGCTGATTGTGCGGTATTGGTTACTTGTAGTGCAAAGTTTCCACTACCGACTTCACCAATGCTATCGGCAAACGTACCCATAGCATTTGTTGATATTGGGATTTGAATATCGCCCGAATCGGTAAGGGTAACTCTGGTGCCAGTGCCGCCACCTTCATCCCAGTTGTCTATAAAATGAAGCGACCCACCGCTTGATTTGATATCCCAGTAAGACCCCAGACTATCGCCTGCACCTGATTCAGCCAGTCGCAATGTTGCTTCTGCGGAACCAGACGATGTTTCTGTGTCTCTAATGGTAACAATAGGATTAGCACCAACAATTTCAGCAATGGTGTCAGGGCTGGTTGTCCCAATCCCAACCCGATTGTTCGTGCTGTCTACCTTCAGAGTGTTTGTATCAAATGCAACATCACCTGTGATCCCACCACTAAATCCAACAGCACCACTAAACGTACCACCAGCAGTTTTGGAAACCATATCTGCGGTAGTAAAGGATTTGAAAGCATAGATGTTTATCTGGTCGCCAACAGTTGCACCACTATCCAGCACAACACTGGTGCCATTGGTTGCAGTAAAGTCTGCTGGGTCAAGCACCACACCATTCATTACAACCTGAAGATTGTCTACAGTGTAAGACAGGCTTGCGCTGTTATCATCAGAGCCTGAGAATGTAGTCTGACCTGCGGTTGCGGTGTACTCATAGAGAATAAGAGAGACATTGCCAGCCGAGGTTGCGGCTATCCAGTTTGCACCATCATAGACACGCATCTCATTGGCACTATCGTTAAAATATAATGCACCTGCAACTAAGGCGTTTCCATCATTGTCTACTGTTGGATTGCTAGATTTTACTCCAAGATAACGATCATCAAAACTATCCAAAGCTGTAGCCGCACTTGCCGCAGAAGCCGCCGCCGCAGTCTCGGAAGATGCCGCCGCAGTTGCAGAACTAGCCGCCGCAGTAGCCGAGGATGCGGCCTCAGTTGCTTTTGTTGTAGCAGTTGTAGCCGAGGCCGCTGCTTCAGATGCTTTTGTAGTTGCTGTAGTAGCATTTCCCGAAGCACCTTGGACTGCACTAATATTTGTAGATACTGTATCTAAGTCTGAAACAATATCGGCTGTAGCTAAAGTATTTAGATCGGCAACAAAGTCTGAGGTGATCAAACTGGCCTTGCCAGCCACCGTTGTCACGTTGCTGGAAATGCCTGCAACCGTCGTGACGTTAGCCGAAATACCTCCGACCGTAGCAACATTTGCATTGTTGGATGCCACGGTCGTAATGGCGTTGGTGGCCGTGGTGCCGTCCTGTATGTCGGCCAGCAGCGCAATGTCTGTGGCGGCAGCCGATACAGTCGTGACATCTGACACGCTTGGCCCGGCTTCGGGGTTGCCGGTCGTAGCGTTAAACGCAAGGTACTTGCCTTTGCGCGTGTCCTTGGCAGGCAGTGTCATGTCGACAGAGCCACCACCCTCAGTCGTCGCCGGGTCAAACACCGGCGCCTTGACTGTGCGCTGGTTTTCCTCGGCAAGCTGCTGGTCAAAGATTACGTTTGCGTCGAGCTGTTCGTTCAGCGCCGAGGCGCGCAAGTCGCCAGCAGTCACAAAGTCTGTCGTGCGCTCTAGTGCGCGCGCGCCCACAATAATAACGCTGTCGCTTGACCCTGGCGTCGTAGGCACATTGGTCGTGCCGGTGTTTAGCGTCACAGTGCCGGTGCCGTTTGTTGCGATGCTGACAGTGTAGTCAGTCGTCAGCGTTAGCTTGGTAGAGTTGAGGTAGACAGCAAGGTCAGTTTGCACCAGTACGGCAAACGTGAAGGAGTATGGCCCCGTTCCGGCAGACCCGGATAAGACCACACGTCGTGTCGCTGCGTTAATGTTATAGTCGGCCATATCGTACCTCTGGTTGGATTATATCGTAATTCACTGCACTTGCAAAATCTTCGTGTCTAGGGCTATGTCCTCGCTGCGCAACCTCTTCACAGCGTAGGACTTTCTTTCTGAAACTGTTTTGTTCAAAAAGTTGCGCTTGTCCTCTTTTGTCGGCAAAGACTTGTAGGCGTCAGACAAAACAATCTTTGTGAGGTCGCCCAGCATTCCGTCTGCCGCGTCATAGTCATCATCTCCGGGCACGCGCCCAGCTTTGTCAATGTTCATATACTTGATGATTTGGTTGTACTGCGTAGCGTTCAACAAAACACCGTCGATCTTTTTTCTCGGCATCGCAATGCCCAGCCCCAGCTCCATCAGCTCCCTGTCCACAATATTGTATTTTGTGTTCTTGACACGGATGGGAGACACGAACTCCCAGCCAGCGCCGGTGCCAGCTTTCATAACCTCACCATAGAGATTGAGGCGCGGTTCGATTTCAGCGTTGAAGAACGGGTTGCGCTCTTTGGCAGTTTGCAAAGACGTGTAGAACGCGCGCAACGGGGCTGGCAAGGTCGTCGGGTCTTCTCCGAACAGCCCCTCTTCTGGGAGCAACTTGCTGCCCATTTCAGGGTCGTTCATGCGCTCAATGCCAGCAAAGAACGAGCTATTGCCGGGAATGAATGACATGCCAGCGTCAAAGCCTTTTTTGGCAAAAAGCTCGGCAAACGCTACAGCCCTTCCCTCTATATCTGGGTTAGTCAGCACAGAGCTTATATCCTTGACGCCGTCTAAAAACGGAAGCTCTTCTGCATATTGAGCAATGCCCAAAGTCATCGCCATTGCAAGATTGCCCAAAGTCGCCTCGTCGTCCTCATACTGAGAGTAGTACGCAAAGTCGGCAGCCATTGCCAAGACGCCAGAGATCGGGTCTAGGCGCGAAAAGGTCACGGACTTATATGTGCCATCTTCCTGTTTGAAGTTTATGGAATAGGGCTGTATACCCAAACGCTGCATACCCTGCCGCGCCTTGTAGTCCATCGGGCCTGCGCCCATTATCAAGGTGTCCTTGTCGGGGTCGTCCACGCCCATAGCTATGCCAGCAAATGTTGCGCCAATAGTTGAGCCCACTGCAATGCGTGCCAGTGCCTCGTCTGCTTCTCTGCCGCCAGCTTGTATAGCGTTTCGCACGCTTGGGAAAAGCGCGGCTGCTGGCGAGCGCTTCATTACGGCTGTGATTACGTTTGTCGGCGTCTTAAAGAACGGCACAAACAATTTCATTATTGGATGTGAAAAGGCGCCCTGTAGGTTGCCCATAGCACCGGTCAGGTCTGACTGGAATGTCATTTCTTTGGCCGCTGCCTTTGCGTTGTCCACAAACGACACAGGCGGGTTAGCCATAAGGCGCGCCTCTTCCATTGCAGAAAGGTGTGCGGCCTCGTCTGGTGTTTTGCCCGCAGCTATGGCGGCATCATACGCATCATAACCAGCATACGCCGCCTGTTTGCGTATAGCTACGCGATACCCGATTGCCTTGAAAAACTCGTCTTCTGCCGTCAGGAACCTACCGGGGATGCGTGCATATATGCCAAGAGCGTTTACGGCCATCCCTGCCATATTGCCGTCACGATACATTTGTATCACGTCACGCGGGTCGCCCGTCGTTCCAATCGCGCGCCTGTTGCGCACGTCTATTTTTGACCCCAAGTCAGACGCCTCTTCTTTCAGCATTGCTTTCGATGACACAACCAGTGCGTCTCTCACGCTCTCGCGCACAGCGTCCAAGTGAACAATCGCGTCTCGCAAATGCATGCGGTCTTTGCTTCCCGTAGCCATTGACCGCACGCGACCAATGCCAGCGGCTGCAACTGTCTCAAGCATGTGCAAGCCTTGGTACGTTGCGTTGCCAGCGATGTTGACCATATGCGTTGTGGGGGCAGACAGGATTGAGTTAATCCACACCTCGGTAACTACGTCCATAGACTTGCTTAGAATACCTTGCTGCACAAACTTGCTTTGTTGGGCGCGCGTTGGCAGCAAAGAATACAGCTCGCCGATATACTCAAAGTCCTCGGCGCTGTCTGCGCCAAATATTTTTTGCAGCTCTCCTGCCCGACCAGTCAGATCAACGTCTGGTATTTTACTCGTCATGTACAGCGTGCGACCGGCCTCGCTTATGGCACCAGACAAGTTGGCGTATAGATTGCTTTCGATTGTCATAAGCCTGTAAAACTTTTTAAACGCCTCGTCCCGTTCTGAGCCGGGGTTCATAGCGCGAGCCTTTGCCAGTTGCTCCACTGTTTCGTCCGTTACCTGACGCGCCGCTATGAGGCCAGCCAAGACTTTCTCAGCCACCTCTCCGTCGCCGGGTGAGCGCGCAAGCCAGTGCGCCACAATGTTGTCTGCGCCCTGTTGCTCTGCCAGCTTGGTAAGCGCTTCAATGTTTAGGGTGCCGCGACGCTGCGCCTCAAACAAAGTTGAGTTGGCGTCCTTAACTTTTGCAAGATGCTGACCAACATCATAGGCATCTAAGTTGTCTCCGATGCGCACGACGTTCAGACCTTTGGTGTATTCGCCGCCGACGGCTTCCATCAGGTCTGCGACTTCTTCTGTCGTTGCCTCACGCACGACAAGTTGCCCATCAACTTCTTGAATAGGCTTGTCAGACAGTGGCGGCAAAACCTTTTTCTCGGCTTCGACAATGCGCTTCTCATCGGGTATCAGGCGCCTAGCTACGCTTTCGACAACATCCTTGAGCCCGGCAACCTGTACGCCTTCGGGCTCAACGTGCGGTGGCAAGTCGCCACTAGCTTCGGCAAGCTCGGATGCAAAGGCTTGCGCCTCTGTCTGTTCTTCGACCGGCTGCTGAAACTCCAAGTCGTGCTGCTCTTCGTCCAGCGCGACCTTGTCAAGTCGTTGCTCTAGGCTGCCCTTAGAGATTGCCATTGCGTTCCTCTTTTGATGTTAGTGCGGCGCCAGTCCCTGCTGCTGCCGGAACAGCAAACAATGGCTGCCCTTCTTTTGCCATTTTCTTCAGTTTGTCTGTAATGCGCAAGGCCAGTGTTTCTTGTGGTTCGCCCTCAATATTTACGCTAATGACCTCAACTTTAGCTTCTTTGTCCAAGCTCTGGGCAACCTTTTTGGTCGATTTAGGCAACACCTTATTATAGTAAGTTTCCAAGCCTTGCTCACCCCAACGATCAACCTGAACGTAGCCCGGCGTCCAAGCGATGTAGTCATAGCCCTCGTCGGCTGCTTTGCGTATCAAGCGGCGCATAGTTGCCTCTGTAAATTTTTCAGTCGTGCCAACCACAGGGCCTTCTTGCACTCTGCCAAGACTTTTAGGACGTATTTTTTTCTCTCGTTCAATCGCTTCAAGGGCCGCCTCTTTGGTGGGGAAGTCCGTTGGGCCGCCCAAAAATTTGTGTGGCCGATCAAGGCCGTCTGCATCTTTAGAATTTACAACCCAAGTGTCTCGGCCCTTGTCATCTTTTCCTTTGTAAATTGGCTCTGAAAATTCAACCTCTTGCGCGCCAAAGCCGCGACGACGACCAGTCTGCGCCCAGTCGCTTTGTATTTCTTCGATGTAAAGCACCTTACCATCGGCGCGCAAGCCAGAGCTGTGGGTAAAGCTGTCGGGCGCCACCCGGTCACTCAAACGAGCGTGTGCGACAACATCGTCCTCTTGCCAGTGAGGTGAGGGAGACGGCATACCGACTTTCCGGTCTTGAAAGTGAAGGGCTTCGTAGTCCGTCATCTCTTTAGCACTAAGAGCATCTTGAGGCCCGTAAATTGGAGTTTCTCCAGATTGGGCGCGACGCTTCATCTCAGCGGTTACTTTTTCCTTCAGCTCCTTCAAGCGCTCACGCTGCGTCTCGTTTAACTCGAACGACGGGTCACCCTTATAGCCGGGGTTGGTCAGCAACACCTCGCGGTAATTTTCTGCGCCGGGCTGGGTGTACTCGGAGTACTGTGTCTCACCCCCAAAATTAACGAGGCCGCGCTCCATAGCGTGGGTCTGAACTTGCACTTGCGCCTCGTTAATTGAGTAAACATCATCCATACCTGTGGAAATGCCTTTATAAGTAACATAGTAGCCAACGTCGTCATTGCCGACGATGCGGTAGTCCTCAAGCGCACCCTCGCCGTCAACTTGATAGAATGGGTTATCGTTGTAGAAATCTTCAGCCAGTTCATCAAGTTTTTCGTCAACTTGTCGTCCAATATTTTCCACGTCTACTTCAGGATATCTTGCTTGCAATGGCCCCAAAACCTCTTGACTTGGGTTGAATACACGCCCTCCTGTGGCGTCCTGTAAATCTGTATAAGCATCTATGTGCATAGGAATGTCATCTGGCTCCACCCCTAGCGATGTGAAAACATCTTCTAAGTGTTCGTCCACATATTCATCTATTCTTTCACGATGAAACATAATTTCGGCTTCATCTCGTATAGATTCTGGCCCAGTAAAACTCTGATGCGTATCAGGGTCAAGCGTGCTGCCTTCATATGTAATCTCTTCCAACCTAACCTTATTGTCTTCGATGAAGTCCATAGCCTCTTGCTTAGTTAGCTTGGGGTTCTCTTCCAAAAACTTGTCCAACCCTGTCCACTTCAGCTCGTCGGGCTTGACGCCAGCATTAAGCATCTGCCCTTTGAGTTGTTGCCCCGTCAGCTTTTCTTGCTTGATGTTGTCAATGAAGTCTTGGGCGCGGCTGTAAAATCCCAGCTCGTCTTGTTTGCGTGCTGGTGGTGGCGTTGGCTCTTGCTTTGAGCGCGCACGCATAAACTCGTCGGCGTTAATGATGTCCATATCATCTAGGCCGGGCTCAACGCTTTCGGACGCGCGCTTCTCGCCGCCAAGTTTTTTGATAAGCTCTCTGTCCTGATCTGTCAGCGCCTCAAGAACAGCAGGCGGCTGCATCGACATACGCTTGTCCATCTTCATCTGCTTTTGCACGTCTGGCAACATAAGGCGCGCCACCTGACCGGCACCGGCGGTCAGCTCGTCTGCCGCCCTCTTGGGGTCGATGCCCGACATAAGGGTTGTGCCTACATTCTCGTCAAGCCGCGCTTGCGCCCGTTGCCCGGCGCGGTCTATCGCTCTCAAAGCTGGTGGCACTTGGCGTGCGCCTGCGACGGCTGCCGTACCAACGCCGCCAAACTCGCCATATGTCCTGCTAACGTCGGCAGCAACCTTTGCTTTGTCGCTGAACACTTCGGGCAAGTTTTCGTCAAAGAATTGTTTGACGCGGCCAGAGCCATACTGTTCAGACATATCGCTCAATATAGTAAGAGCCTGTGCAACGTCGCCTTGATTAAAGTAGTCGACTGCGGCATTGCCGATGGCAACCAAGTCTCCGGGCAGGCCAACTGTGGCGGCTGTTGCGCCCTGCACCAAACCTGACGCTCCCGCTGCCAAAGCCTCTGGCAGCTCTTCAAGCGCCTCGCCAACAGTGCCCATATCAATCTCGCCCTCTGGCGTTATGGTTACTGGTGGCGGCGGCACCTGTCGAACCAAGAGCATACCATCGTCGTTGCGGTACAACTCTGCCTCGACCCCAACCTCGGCCAGCTCTCTTGATCTCATAAACTCTTCTTTGAAGCTGGTCATTTTTGCGCCGCCTCTAATTCTTCAAGCAGTGCCTGAACTTTGGCTTTGATATTTTTAGACGCCTTGTCGCTGGCAATAAATCTTTTGAGGTTTTCAATATTTGCTTCGCCCGGAAAGTTTCTTCCCTCTGAGCCTTTTAGTGCTACAGCCCGCGCTTCCAAATCATCCATAATTTCAGACACAGGGCGTGACTGTCCTGCAAGATATTCTTCGGCCCACTGCACTCTGTCTAGGCCCGGCTCTTTCTTAATTGCTTGTAGCAGCTTACTTTGAAATGCTGTCAGCTTTTTTGTTTTTTCTGCTGCGGGGTTTAGGACAATGCCGTCGGGCACCGCAAACTTTTCGCGTGCCATAGCTATCGCAACCTTGTAATCGTCGTCGCGCTGACTGTTGATAGCATCTAACAGTGATTTTTGGTCAGGCTGAGAAAGAAACTCCGCATTATCAAGAATGTCCTTTTGAGTAAGGCGCCCATCGAAATGAAGAAGTCGCAACATTGCCAACACGTCGGGCACGGTCTTGGTGTCTTGGTAGACCGTCGCGTCCTTTATGTTTTCATAAGTGTCCGGGTCTAGCTGCTTAACCAAAGCCATTTGCTTTTCAAACTCTTCTGGGTCGTTATTTAAGTGAGCAACGTGCGCCAATCTTCCCGCTTCGGAAGCTCGCACATCCCTTGCTTTTCCTTGCGCCTCAGAGAACGCAATGCTCGCCGCTTCAAGCTCTGCGGCGGTTTTGCCAGACGCCACCATCATGTCTATTCTTTCGACATCGTCTAGTGCTTCGTAAATCATCTTGACGTTTGGGTCTTCGATTTCGCCGGTCAAGAATTGTTCGCTGTGTGTAGGGTCTGCCATCATCCAGTCAACGACTTGCGCGCTGATTGCTTTGTCGACCGCTTCGTCAAACTTAGTTAAAGAACCGTTTCTTTCCGTGCCAGTCAAAAGATGCAGCCCCATAATGTCGGCGCGTTTTGTTGCAATCTGGTCAAACACAGTGCGCACCGTCCCGTCCTCACCTACAGACGCGCCTGCTGCCATTATTTCTGGGATGCCATCAATAATACTTTGCGACGTTTCAAACTGCGCCGCCCTGTCTTGCTCTGTTTGCAGCTTGACTGCTTGGGCCAAATGCGCACGCAAAGACGTGTTGCCCTCTACAGACATCGCCGCCTTGAACTTTGCGCCGACGCTGGGCTGCAAGTCGGCCAGTGTCGTTGCGTAGCCATTGATGACGGCGTTTATCTTGTTTGCAAAGTCTTCCGCAGAAAGCAGCCTATTCTCCTGGTCTTGTCGCAGAAGCGTGATTTCGCTGCGCGCTGCGGTGGACATCGTGTTGTAAACAACGTCTAGGGCCGCAGCTCGCGCAATAGTACCTGTCGGCAAATCAAGTTCTGCGCCAGTTTTCTGCGCGTCCTCAATCTGCTGTGCTGTCGGCGCGTTTTCGACGCCATACTCAACGGCCTCAAGTTTGGCATACTCAAACGCAAAATCATTCACCCGGTCGAGCGCGCTTGCAATAGCAGTAGAGGCCGAAGCCTGCGCGCGCGCAGTAGCCGCGTAATCAACGCGCGGCACTTGCGCGATGCGGGCGCCTAGTGGTCTGTATCTGGGAAGTCTCTCTGCCATTATTTGGGCATCGCCTGTTTTGCCATAGCCACACCAGAAGCTAGTGTACCAAGCGCCTGCGCGTTAGCCTGTAGTCGTGCAGCCCGGCCTTGTATGAGATATTGCTTGGCCTGTAGCTCTCCACCTTCCAAGGCCAATATCTGATTGTCCTTGATGGTGTACAACTCATTGACCCCGGTAGCCAGCGCATAAGTTTGCAACGTGTCTGAGTTGCCGGAAAAAGCGTCAATGCCGCCAGCGCCAGACCGCGCCACAATGGTGGCCTGTGTCGCCAAGATGTTTTTCATAACATCGAGGCTTTGCTGCCGGTACTGCAAAGACGCTTGGCGCGCTTCGATGCGCGCCTGCGTCGCCTGCATTGCATAACCTCTGGCGGCTTGCTTGCCAGCCTTGTACTGCATAGATGCGGTCGCGGCTGTTAAAACCCCAATTACTGCGTTACTCATATCATTGCCCCGCGCTTACTTTGTAATCGATGCCAAGCAGCGTCATCTTCAGTGGCACTGTCTGACCGATTGTGATTTGTCCATCGAAAGTATAACCCAAAATGCCGTGCAATGTCTTGATGCCTGTGAACTCGTCGACATCGTCATCCAAGACGCTTGCGCCAAAGTTTCTAAAAGGCACCTCTTTGCCATTGATAGTCAAAGCCTGCGTCTCGAACAGCTCGGCGTTCACCTCAAAGATGCGCTTCTTGAAGCCCTTGAGGGAGCCGCTGGCAAGGCGCGGCTCGACCGGCAGGGTCTTGACCTCTGGTGTGAAGTTTAGACCTACTTGAAAACTTGACGTAGCTGCACCAGCAAATGTGATTGTAAACGGCGAAGCCGGGACAGTTTGGTCTGCTTCCACAATTCCATCTCTAACAATCTTGATAGTCTCGGCTTGCAGATGACCCATAGTCGTTGAAGATGCGGCACTGCCCGTTTTGGCGCTGTCCAGCAAAACTGTACTATCAAATAGCTCAGTATAATAAACGACACTGCTGTTAACAGTACGCTTAACCACAACATATATATCATTGACATCAACACCGACATTTATGAACTCCCCGTCTGTTGTCCATTCGCTAGGCGCAATCACCTGTTGTGATCGCAGGATTGTGTAGCACGCTATGCTGCCATCCGTGCCGTTTACGATTAGAAGACGGTCGCCTTCGTCTGTGCTGGTCGACCGGCGCACAGCCATCTCTATGGGCGACTTGAGCAAGTGAGACGACAGCAAGCTAATCTTGGCAGACGTATATGCCTGCACCGTGTCACTGTAGATGAACTCTTGCAGAGCTTTGCCCTGACGCTGGATGAACAGGGTTGAACCGTCCAAGTTTTGCACACGGATGCCGGGCTTGGTGCCAAAACTTGTCTGCGCCTTCACAATGAGATTAGTTGGCGTTATGGGGTCGTCGAAACCCTGCGGCACATAGAACTCACCGCCCGACGTAAATATCTGCAAGTGCGTGCCAGAGTACATATCCAAGATTGCGTTGAATGTGCCAGTATCCATCGTTGCTTCGACCGCTGCGTCGTCCAAAGCCTCGCCCGGATCGAAGTTAAAAAAGTTACCGACGCGCGAACCAAAGATGGTTGATGGCCGAGTTGACGTGCCGCCAAAGTACAAACGACCCTCGTGAAATGTCACGGCTCTTGGATAGCCGCGAGTTGCCGACCAAGTCAGCTCGTAGCCCGTCTCCAGCTCCCAGCTTCCCGGTGTAATGTTTGTGGTGTCAAACAACGGCACCTCGGCGAAGCACTCCAAGACGCTATTACTCACCTTGCGCACAACACGCAAACGACCAAATGGCTGGACGTTTATGTACTGATTTTCGTAGGTCGCCGCACTAGACGTAAAAATGTTTCTAGCCGAACCGCTATGGAATGCCGCAAAACGTATGTTGCCAGACGCTGAGTTAACTTCGATGTGGTCGTAGCTTACGCTATTGAAGGGAGATGTGCCTGCCTGCGTGCTAATTGAAAAAGCAAAGTACGGGGCAAAGTCAAAGCTGATTGTGCTGAGTGTCCAACTGCTGTCGTTTGCACCGCGCACAATCTTTGTGGGGGGCAGACTGCCGTGTACAACAATCAACGTATCTGCCGACTGTATCCAGTTCATGTCTGGCAGGATAGAGGCGGTAAGAGCCGACACGGTCAGAAAGTTGTTGCCAGTGCCATTGATGTTAGTAATTAGTGCGCCATCCTTGTAGACGTACATTTTGCCCGGCGTAAACACCAGCATATAACTGTCATCGACGCTAAACTCAAAGGGCACCATACGCACCGCGTTTGCTGCACCGCTGTCAAGCTGGTGTATGAACTTGGTGCCGGGTCGACGCTTGGCGCCGCCCTGTGGTTGGATTGTGACGTTTCTTGCGGTTGTGAGGCCAGAGCTGTATTGCTGCAAGTCCGTGCGGGCGCGCAGCTTGGGGTCTAGCTCCCCAGCCGTAAAGTCATTCTGTATTTGGATGACCCGGCTCATCCACGGATGTCCGAGATCGGGAACTCCTGTATGACCTGTGCCGGTCTATCAGCTCCGTCAATATTGATTGCAACACGAACCAGACCGCCTCGCATGTTTTCCGATGGCGCGCCATAGGCTTGCTGATGGTAATATTGCGCCTTGGTAATTTGGTCGGTAATCGGCTCCGCAAACTCAGCGGCCAGAGAGGTGCGAAGCAGGCGCACAAAATATGGCGGGAACACAGACGGCTCTGGTTTGAATTGGTAATCAATCCAGACTTCTTCCAGATTGGTAAACAGCCCGTCTGAATAAATCTCGAAATCACGCACCGGCTGGCCGCCCACAGAGCTGGTGCTAAACACAGCCTTTGGGTTGCCCAGCATGTCGCCGGGGAGCTGGTACTTGTATTTCCATTCATTGATCGGGGCGTCAGCAAGGCGCGACAGCTTCACTTTTTTAACCGACCAAGAGTATGCGTATTGCATGAGCAATGTGTCTTGCACATCGTCATAGAGGCGGTCTGCGACTTGAGCTTCATCTGTGCCATCAGAAAAACTGGACAACGGTGTCGCGCCCAGCATGATTAGTGCGTCAGAACAGATTGATAGTTTGGTATCGCCAGCAGCCATCTACGCCTCCAAGAAAATGGATGGGGGTGGCGCTAACCACCCCCAGCCGGATTTAGTCACTGTCAGAAACAGCGCCAATGGTGGTGCCATCGGACACGTCGACGACGCCGCTGGCATTCGATACCACAATGTGGTTCGTTACCGTGCGGGTGCCGCCGGTCGAGCCGTGTACAATAATCATGTCGCCCACTGCTAAAGTGTCCGAAATGTCATTGAAGTAGCCCGATGCGTCAACAGCGGTGTGTGCCTCAGTCGTCGTGTAGACATACAGAGCTGGCGTGTTGCCTGCTTTGGACTGTCCACCGAGAGGCGAGAAGTCAGCTAATACAAAAGCCATAATATTTCTCCTTACTCGGTTGACGAGACTTTTACGATACCTTCGTCGTCAATGGCAACGGCGCCAGCCGAGAACATTGAAGAGACGAGGAACGAAGTCTTCTCTGGGACGTAGTTGATCTCGGAGCGTTGGTTCATGCCAATGCCCAGACCTACTGAGTCGCGGTGGAAAAAGAAGTTAGTCCGAGTTGACGGAAGCGGAAGACCACCCTCGTCGCGGTCGCCGATCGTGATGAATTTGAAACCAAGGAAGGTGTCAATCTCACCAGTCGACAGAGCCTTAACGGTGGCAAAGTCTGCGCTAGTCAATTCGGTTTCGTCCAACAGAGCTGACAAGCCGTTTGCGTGGATGATAGCGCAGCGGCCTTCTGCCGGTACGTTTTTCGTGTCCAATGCTTTTTTGGCCGCCAACAGTTTGGCGAGGTTCAGGTTTGTGCCTGATCCACCAACGGTGGTTGCAACAGTCGACGGGCTGGATGCAGCATTCAGAGCGTCAATGACGAGCTGATCCATACGACGACCAATAGCGTTACCGACAACCTGAACAAGCTCACGGCGCTCGTCAAAGTTGACTTTCTGCTGTTGGAAAATATCGGAATATTCCGCAGCAATGAAGTCCGACATAGTGGCGGTGACTTGAGAGTAGGTCACGTTCAGCGGAGTTACATCTGCTTGCGGAACGCGAACAGTGGCAGTTCCCTTACCAATTTTAGGGAACTTCACCTGATTGCCTTCGACATTTGTTCGCTCACGAGTTACACCGGCAAGGGCGCGTGCGCCTTGATATGCCTGATGAACCTCTGCATCGAACAACTGAACGAAAGCGTTAGTAATGCCTAGAGCCATTACAAGTTCCTTTCAGATTAAGTTTTCATACAAATCGTTTCAGGTATCCGTTGCCGGGCTGATACTTGGGCGCTCACGCTGCACCCCGGAGCGGGTCTGTCGGGCCGTAAGGTTGTCCGTCACCCGAATAGTACAAAAAAATGGCGAGGATGTAAACACACCCTCGCCATAGTTTAGGAGCCTGTGTACTCGGAGTTGCCGTATACGGTTTGAAAAGCCTTCTCGACTTTGGCGCGGAAGGCCGGGTCGCTTTGGTAGCGCGGGTCGGATACCATAGACGTAAGCTCTTCTTTTGAGGGCGCGCCCTCTGGCACACCCACATTGACCGGCACGGTCTGGTCGCCATAGTAGCTGCGTATCTTTTGCAAAGCTCGAAGACCTTGTGCGGTGCCGCCCATAATCTTGAACTCGTCAAAGTCATCCTCGCCCCACACGCCCTTGCGAACAAGGCCAGACGCCCAATCCGTCATTGACTTAATGGTGGCGTCAGCATTGGCTCCGAGCTTTTTGTATTCTTCCTCGGCAGACACTTGCTCGTCCTGCTCAACTTCTCCAGCTATTTCGATAAACTGCTGCCCCAAGTCTTCAAAAGCAGCTTGACTAATACCGTTTTCTTTTGACCAGCCGACAAAGGTTTCAAGCAGCGGGTCTTCAACCTCGACGCTTGCTTCAGTAAAAATTTTGGTGTCATAGTCGTCGGGAGCTTTGTGCTTGCCTTGCGAAAACTTTTTTTGCAGCTCGCCGTAAGACTTGGCTAGGTTTTCCAAATCTGGGCCGTCATCGCCCCAGAATTTTTCTGGATACCACTCTGGACGCTCGAAATCTATTTCCTCGTCTTCGGTGGCAATCGTAAGGTCATCAACAGACGGCTCAGTGTCTGCCTGTTGATGGGGGATGGTGGTTTCTTCCTGCTGTTGGTTGTCGTCGCTTTCAACGGTAGCTTCGGCCAACAGCCCTTCAGTTTCACTCATAGTTCTGATGCTCTCTTAATACGGCGCTCAATTTCGCGCACTAGTGAGTTTTGGCCTTCGCGGGCAAAACCGTGCGAAGCGTCTTCGCCCGGATACCACGTCGGCTGTTCAATCGTCAGCGACCGCAAGTGTGTTAAAAGTTCTTGCCCATCGTCGCTGCCGAACACACGCAAATATAGTCGGTCGATATCGTCCTGACTATCTTGCTGTGTAAGTCGCAGCTCTGGCTGCACTAGGTTCAGGCTTTCCCAGCCTTCGATTGTTTCTGACATTGTCTATAAAGTCTCTTGCGGCTCTTCGGTGGGGAGCGCGCCGCCGCCCTCTGCCTGCATTGCCATCTCAGCAGCCTGCGCTGCTTGCTCCAAAATTTGTTCGCGCTCTTGCGGCGTGGTTCTCAAATCAGCAGGCACGCCGAGTTTGTCAGCAACGTAGTCTGATATGCTGTCTGTCTTGACTGCAATCTGACCCTGCGGGCCAAGCGCAGACGATAGCTGCACCCACTGCATGATCTTCTCGATGTCGCCCATATTCTGTGCCTGCGCAATCGGAGACACTGGCGTCACCTTAACCTCAAGGCCGTTGACCCGGAGAGGCAACTCAATTAGTCCTCGCTCGTCCATAACGTACAGGATGCGCGAAATCATCGGTATCATCGTTTCATTGATTAGGCGCCCAAAAGCAGAGCCCAAGTTTTGCGACAGCTCTTTCATGCGCTCGGCAACCTCAGTCGCTGAACGAGCCGACATATTGTCGGGCGGCAGCGTGTCATCGAGCATAATCTTTTTGACGTTCATGCGTAGGTCGTTAATCACAATCTGGCTGACATTGAAGTCGCCAGAACGTGGTAGCTGGCGCAAGCTCTCACCCTGCGGGCCGCCATTGCGCGCTACAGGTATAATCGCACCGGGAGCAATGCGTATGGTTTGCGGGTTCAGCACGCCATCATCGGCGGCGGTGTACACACCGGCAATAGACAGCGACGCATTCTTGAGCAGCAGCTCAAGTGTTTTGTTTAGCGTCTTGATGTCGGGTATGGCTGTGACCAATGGCCCGCGTCCGTATACTTCGCCAGCGACCTTCATATATCGAGCCACAACCCAAGGGCTGGACTTCATGCGGCGCATAAGCAACTGGTCTTTGCCTTCCGGCCAGATGACGTGGTAGCAAAAGTCGCCTTCGTTTGGCATGTACAACGTGGCCTCGATTAGCTCTATCTCTTCCGTAGGCTTATCATCAATCATGCGTTGCAGGCGCGGCGGTATCTCAGCGTCAGGCCAGTGCTGCGCTATCGCCTCACCTTTCATACGCATACGGCGATAGATGTTGTCCACCTTGCCATAGGCGCCCTCTTCAATGGCGACCAGATACTGCGGCACTGCTGTGAAGCGGATTGGCGTGAGGTCGTCACCGGGCTGTATCAACATGACAGCAGTGCCCACTGCAAGGTCAAGCAAGAACTCGCCCATAGCTAGGTCAAAGTTTGTCTGGCGCAAAAGCGCAAACATTTTGTCTGCATAAATATCCAGTGCCATCTGAGCTTCCAGCCGACGATCCTCTGGGATGTCGGGGCCGGGCTCTAAGCGGCACCACTGAGCATAGGCAGGAAACAGCCCAGCTTGCAGGCGGTTGGCAAACCGCTGTGTCGCATTGATGGCGGTGCTGTCAAAAACGCGAGCCATCTTGTTCTGACCCGGCGAGCCGCCGCCCTCGTAATAACCGTCATACAGGTTGCGCTGCGGCAGGGCGAACTCGTAGCAGTCTTCGTAAATCTGCCGCCAGTTGTCTTTGCGGCGCTGCGCGACCGCGTGACGTTTCATAATTTCTTCAACGCTATGCACTGGCTTTGTTCCTCTTGCTTATTGCTGCGGCTTTTTGTTTGGCGTCTGCTTTGCTCGACGCGCCCCAAGCGCGGAGAGACAAAAGCAGGCGCGTGGGTTTGCCCTTGCTGTCGCGCTCCGGCCCCGGCATGTTGCCCATCCGAGCCAAAAAAGACGCACGGCGCGGATTGTCGCCAGACCTAACCGGGCGCTTGAGGTTCATGCCCTGCGCACGAGCAGACCGGCGGCCCGCTTCGTTCAAACCGCCTTTGGGGTTCTTGCCTGCCTTACGTTGCCAAGCTGGAGTGCTACCCATCTTTCTTCTTGCCTTTCAGGATATCAGCGTCAGCCTTGCGTGCCCCGCCCTTGCCGGACACAAAAGATTTGACACGACCCATCGCCCATTGATGGGCTGATACTTTCGGGCGGCTGCCCGATGAATAGTATGCACCAAGGCCACGCTTGTAGACCTTCATCAACTTGTCGTTACCGAAACGACTGGCGCCGGGTATCTTGTCAAACTTAGCCACGGGCTCTTTCCTTCGATATCTTGTCCATCATTGCGCCGGTCAAAAGACCGCGCTTGTACAGGCGCCGGGTGCGTTTAATCTCTGCTCGCTGTTTGTCCGGGCTCTTTGCCCCAGCAACATATTTGCGCGGTAGGCCAGACTTTTTGTCCTTCGGCACCTTGGCAAATTTACGCATCAGCTAAGCTTTCTTTTTAGCCATTTTATATTTAGGGCTCGTGTTCTCTACACGACCGCCGCTTGCTTTGGCGTAGTTTTTGGCACTCTTCATGCCAGCCTTTGAATATGCAAAGTGACGGGTCTTTCCGTCTTTTCCAATAACTTTTGGCATTATCCTAACGTCCTTTTCTGGGTTTCATCTGCGATTGGCGCACCGAGGCGGCCATAGCTCAACAACTGCCGACGACCAGTGCGGCGCGCGCGGCGGCGTGAAGACCGTTTGCGTTCTTCACGAGTAGCAGTTTCTACCTCGCGCTCCTTCTCAACAGCTTCGGTTGCCTCTGCTGCCTCTGCTACCTCTGCTGCCTCTGCTTTAGCAGCTTTTGTGGCCTCTTCCTGCGCGCGAACCAAGTCAGCCTCTGTCGGGCCGACAACAGCTTTCTCAACCTTGTCAGGCAAAACTTTCTTTGCGACCTTGCGGATTACTTTTTTAACTTTGCCACCCATTAGTATTCTCCTTTGAATGGTTCGAGGCCAGCCATTGGCGTCTCTCGTTCTTCAGATAAAAGCAATCTCATGCCGCCACGTCGACGAGCGCGGCGGCGTGCGGCAATCTGTTTGCGAGTTTCTTTTTCCTCGGCTTCGAGGCGAGCCTCTTGCCGGTCTTGCGCCTCCTTGATCGACGGATCAGGCGGCGGGGGTGTTGGCATCTTCGGCGTCTTAAATAGGAAGCTCATCAATAATTCCTCGACATCATAAGGTAATCGGTTTGGTCTGGGCCATACTTACGCATGACGCCTTCCTGCTCAAATTTTAACGCATGAGCCCACCGAACCGCAAGCAAATCTTTAGTGTTCACCGTTAACTGAATGCGATGTAATTTCTTTTCGATAGCAACTAGATTAAAATAACGCATTGCGCTGCGCGTCAGCGTCACGGGTAAGTCGACAACCATCTCGTCAGTAATCAGCCAGCCCTCGCCAACACCCGGCCAAATCTCTTGCACGCCAAAGCAAGACCACGGTTTGCCCTTCAAAAAAGCAGTGTAGGAGTGCCTTTCCAGTTCGTAGTTTTGCAGACGCAAATCAAAGTCTGGCAGCTCGACATAGGCTTGCCGGTCAAACCTCCGCAAGTTCATCGCGCGCGGGTGATACCAACGAAACGGCATCAGCGTGGTGTGCTTGTTTGTCAGAATACTGCTGAAGTCCATTAGAACACACTGAACTCAGTGTTAGCACGCAACTGCTTGAACTGCGCCCGGCCATTTGGATTGCGTGTCAGCATACGATGCTCGCCACCGCCCAACATCAAATACCCATACGCATCACCGACGTGCGAATGCTCGTTCTTATTGGGCGCATCCTTGAACCTCTCGTGCCCGGCACCGACCGCCACGCGCTTGAAGTGATAACCACCGGCCAAAGACTTGCGGGTGCGCACGCAGTCACGCGACACAAGCAAGCCCGGCTTGCCATCAATCAACCTGTTCATCGGCATAGCACCAGCCTCGCGCCGAACCATAAAATCATTCGACGCCGTCGGCTGCGCGCGCAAACCAAGCGTGCGCAAATGCTCAAACGCAGTCACCTCAAAAATCTCATCACGCTTGGCACCGGCAGGGTCGCCCCAGATGAACACCTCAGACTTGGGAAACTTCTGCTGTATGTCTGCCATTAAGTGATGCGCAAACCGTTCCAGCCCCATAGAGAACGCCACCAGCTCATGCACAACGTGCCAGCGGCCATTGCGCATCTTCTGACCAAACACAGCCGCAGGGGTCAAACCAAAGTCCAAACCAATATGCACAGGCAAGTCGGGCTCGATCTCAACCTCATACGACATCAAACTATCAGAGAACTCATGCCACACAGGTTTGCCGTCCTGCACATACACATAGTTGGCACCGGCATAGCACTGTATCCAGTCCAGCGTCTTTCCGGCCAACTGCTGCTCATAATAACCCGGCGGCAAGTTCTGCACGTTCTCGGCCTCGGTATTGTTCATCCAATACTTGTTCGCCGCATATATCGCATCCTCATGCTCTTTAGTGCCCTCGACCACGCCGCCCGGTTGCTTATAAAACTTCCAAGGGTACTTACCACGAATAGGGTTTTTCTCTGCCAGCTCATGCCACCAGTGGTCGCTGTCCATCGGGTTGGTCGACATCCACACACCACGCCACGGGCACCCGCCGTGCTTCTTGGTCGGATAACGACCGACACGCGATGTCAACCCATCCACCACAGCTTTGGGCAGCTCACGCGCCTCGTCAACAAACCCGCCGGTCAGTTCCAGCGACAGCAACTTGCGCACGTCGCGGGGCTGATCCAACGCCAAAAATATAACCTCGACATCCAAACCGGCGGCACCATCACGCGGCGGCAACTTAATATGATGCGTGATCGGCGGCGACCAGCGCATCGCGCCCCAAACATTCTCAGGGAATATCTCTTGCCACGTCTTGATAGTGGTCGTGCGCAACTCAGGATACGAGTTACGAATAACAGCAAAGCGCGAATACCTGACCCCATCGACCGGCGATGGCGGTTGCTTGACGGCACGCAACATAACCTCGGCCAAAGACGCATACGTCTTGCCGGAGCCAACCGGCCCCATCAAACCACGCACAAAGCTCTCGTCGTTCAAAAATTTCCAAACGGTCGGGCTTTGCGAAAAATCCAGATTGAGCCCCGTCAGGGCATCAACCCCCGGCTGCCTCTTGCGGCGCGGCGACCTGTCCGTCGCCCTAGTCTTCCTCGGCAAGTAAATTCTCCATATCAACGACACGCAAGTTGCCGTCACTCTCAAAAGATATCGCTATGTCGTCCTCAAACTCCCACAGCGTCGCGTGACACGAGCCGCAAATAATCTCTTGGCTGTCCTCATACACACGGCCCCGCGTGAGCTGGCCGCAGAAATCACACTCAATAAAATCACGATAAAAGCGCACATACGGCCTTTCCTCGTCCTTGCGCTCTTTCAAATCAATTATCTTCGCCGTCATCGTCCTTCACCTCATAAGTTGTAGCCTTGGGGCCGGTCACGTTGATGCCTATCATACTAGGCCGCTGCTCATCCGAGTTGGGCTCCAACAGGCCGCGATGTTTCGCCAGCAGGCGCAGCGCCGACAGCTTGTCGTGCATCTCTACCTCAATCTGATTTCCGTGCGCATTCGGCGTCACCTTAACCTTTTTGATTGAGCGACGGGCGCGCGGGGACAAGTTATCCGACGCGCACACGCCAACATTGCCCAGCTCATCCCAGCTCAAAACGTCCGTAATCTCACCCGACGCAATCGCCTCTAGCTCTTGCACCACGGCTTCGCGCTTGTCTGGGTCTGGCGACGCCAGAGCCGCGCGCTGTTTGCGGGTGGTCATTCTATCGGTCATCTACACACTCCGATCCCAAGGCGGCATAGCCAGCTAGGTCAATCCAGCTATCCTCGTGGTCTGGAGATTGTACCAGTCGCGCCATCTTGACGCCAGCCATACATAGCGCCACCTGTGACGCCGTGACCTCGTAGCCGAGTATCGCTGTCCAAATGACAGCAATGCGCTCGTGGTTCTCATAGGCAGAGCCATAATCCTTGCCGCGTTTTTTAATAATCTGGCTTGCGGCGGCCAGCACTACATCAGCTTTCATCGGTTTCTCCAAAAATTTTGTGTGAACCCCCTATACGCATAGCGCAGGGGGCGGGGGGCAAGGGGTCGCCCTCGCAAAAAAGTGTACGCGGCTGGGCGCGTACAACAACAAACGTCGGTCTGTTCGTTGTACATCACAGCACCTCTGCAACGTCGGCGAAGCTGGGCACCCCCTGCCTTGCCTGAAGCCGAGCGCGGCACACGGTCAGCGTGGCCTGCATCACTTGCTCGACTGTCACGCTCTCGTCTACCCGGCGCGCGTGATTGACCACGTTGTCGACCAGCAGCACTTGGCCGGTCGCCTGCTGCACGGCACGCACGAACCCGTGGGCGAGGGCTTCAGCGTGCGTGTGCATACACGGTTCTACATCCCCCAGACCCCCTTCACTTTCAGGCACCTCGTCTTGGTCACTGACGAGCTGCAAGGGCTTGGCGATGTGTACCTCTTCAAGACTGGGCAACGCCATATCCACTTCCCACAACACCTGATACCTGTTCGTCTTCCAGCCGGTCTTGGTCTTCTGGTAGTCCTTGGCCTCAAGCTGCCTGACATACTTCAGCTTCTTCAGCTTGCGCATTGACCTGTCGATGGACGTGCGCGACTTGAGGTCGGTCAACTCCATCAGCGTTGCCATCGAAGGCCAGCACACACCGGCACGATTGGTGAACGCACACAGTGCCATCAGCACTCTCAAGTCCGTCTCTTTCAGCTCGCGGTCAGCAGCGGCCCGGAACGGACACACGCTGTACGGTCGCTTCCATTCAGAAAGGGAGTTCGTCATCTTTCAGCTCCTCTGTGTTGCGCTCGCGTATCTCAACAACCTCGGCACCGGGGAACGTATGCTTTGCCATTGTCGCCAGCTTAAACTCTTCCCACCCGCACAGCACGCGGGCCATCTCATCCATCGAATACACAACCATATCCCGATTGTCGCGGGCAGCCTTGTTAGCCTCGTCAATGGTCTTGGCTACAGCCAGCACACGTCCGTCTGGCATCTGGGCTTCCCACACCTCGCCGGTCAGCTCTGCAAACCCGTTTACCTCTGCCGCCTTGATCAGGTGCTTGTAGCCCTTCAGCATCACCTCTGCCTCACGCTGCACCTCAGTCCCGACATCGGACTGTATCGCCGCATCAAGACGCTCACGCTGTTTGTAGAACTTCTCCCGCAGATTGTGGTCTACCAGCTCCGGCAAGCGGTCAACGCCCCACCGGTCTTCGATGTCCGTCACAGCCCTATCAAACTCGATCAACGCCGACTGCACTTTGCGGTGGTTCACCGACCCCATCGGTGCCATCTGCTTCTCAATCCCTCTGTTTGGCTTACGCATCACTTACCCCTGTGAAATGTGAGATATGTGAAAAGTGATCCCCTATAGGGGGGATCACATCACACACACTTTGTGTGATCGTCACATAATATGTGAAAACTTGCCTTTTTTCATCACACATTTTGACCTAACCCTCTGTTTAATATGACCATTCCCTCGTCGATGAAAATCACACGTTTTGACTGCAATGCAGCCCGCGCATCCCTGCGCTTACCCGCCGTCAAATCAGGAGTTTTCACACGATGGTCGGCCTTCCAGATGTCCAATTTGCACCTGTCGGAGCCCTCTTTCGCAAGCACGTCGTGCAGACTGTCCAGAGCAATCTGCTGGTCTGTGGTCAGCTTGGCCCGGCGCTTGTCCTGCCGCTCGACCTCGGTGCGTTGGATGATGAGGGAGCTGTCGCCCAGCATCGCAATGGGCAGCATATCAAACTGCATGTCTTCAAACGGCTCTGCGTCCTTCTGCTTTTCACATTGCAACAACAGGCCGTCGTCTTCCTTCTTGACCCGCAGGGCAGCGTCAACAGCGCCCAGAAGCGCCGTACTGCCTCTCATGCCCCTTGTGGCGTCTTTTCCGGCGTGATGCACACCTATCACCGCGCCGTCGATATGGCGCTGTACGGCGTTGCAAGCGGTCACGAAGGCCGACATATCAGAGCTGGAGTTCTCGTCCCCCAGCAGGCTGCGCGCCACCGTGTCGATGATGCACAGGCTGAAGTCCTGTTGCAGGCTGTCAATGGTGCGCAACAGCTTCTCGACCTCTTCAGTCTCCGTCATATGCACAGCGATTGGCAACACAAACATCGGCGCGTCTGCCTCGATGCCCACATGCTGTTGCCACGCTTTGACACGCTTGCCGAGGCCGCCCACGCCTTCACCGGCAATGTACAGCACCGCGCCCTGCTGCACGGGAGCCCCGTGCCACGCCCGGCCATACGCAACGGACAGGGCTATGTCCAGCGACAGAAAACTTTTGCCAACTCCGGGCTCGCCATAAATGACGCCGAACCCGAACTCGGTCAGCAGGCCATCGACAAGCCACTTGGGTGGCGGCATGTTGCGAAGGTAGGACAGATTATAGGTCGGGAACACGTCCGGCGTGTCCGTCTCGGCCACCTCGGTTGTCACCTCGCTGGCCTCTGTGACGGCTTCAGTGCCTGACACGAGCTGGCGTAGGTCATCGACCGTGTTGCCATTGCTGAACCAGTCGTACACGTCCTGCTTGTCGGATAGCCCCGGCAAATCGATGCGCTTGACCTCACCGGCCACGTCGACCAGATGACTTGTCACCACGTCGGCGTGCATCTGCCCCGCGTCATCGGCGTCGGGCAAAATGACAACGCGCCGCCCGCCGAAGAACTTGTTGAGTTCTGCCTTCCACTTTCCTGCACCGCCGTGTGACGTAGTGGCGACTGCGCCCAGTTCGATGAGTTTGTCTGCGCATTTCTCACCCTCAACCACGAAAATAGTTTTGTCCGGGCGCGACAGGATGCCGTGCAAGTTGTACGGCAACGCCTCGACGCCCTTCATGTTGTAAATCCAGTCGCCATTGCTGTCGGGTCTGCGTTGCCTGAATGTCTTGGGCTCGTAGCGCAGCACCTGATAGCGTAGCTCGCCCTGCGCATCGACATAGTTGTAGCACTTGCTCAAGAACTGAGCCGGGCTGATAGATTTCTGTGTCTGCTTTGGTATGCCGAACTTGCGCTCCAGCACGTCAGGTATGCTGCCGAGCTGGGCGCCCTCGTTCTGGCGCACAAGGTCAACGACCCCGCCACCGACATTGTCTTCAAAGTCGAACCAAGTGCCCTTGCGCAAGTCGACTTCCTTTGAGCCGCGATTGCCCCAGCGCAGCGTGTGGCCGCGCCGTTCCTTTGGCTCACCCCAATAATGTTTTGCGACCGTCTCAATGTGTGCCGCGATATTATTTGTCATTGTTTATCTCCCGAAAAAAATGGGGTGCGGTAAAGGAGATAACCGCACCCCACTGACGCTTAATCAAACAGCGGATCGTCATCCGTTGCTGGCGCAGCTTCGGCTTCGGGAGGGGTTGCCTCTTCCTGCGTAGCGTCAAACATCTCAGGCCGGTCGACCCACCCTGTGATTGACCACTTTGGCGCCTTGAAAACGTTCTCGCCTTTTGGCGTTGCCACGGTCACGCGCTCGGTGCCGGTGATTTCAATGATTGGCATCTTGCCTGCATTGGCCTTGGCCTCGGCCTCATACTGCGTGTGCAGCGCGTCCATCACTTTGGTGACAGTCTTGGCTGAGTGTGAGAACTCACGCAGGCCCAAGTCCTTGGAGCCAATGCGCACCCGGAAACCCTGACTGTGTTCCTGACTGGGGCGTGTCGGCATTGCCTCGCCCAGCTTGGTCATAACAAAATCTGGAGCGCCACTGGCGAATGATATCCACCCGACCTCGATGTTCTCCAAGTCCATTGCGATCTTTACCGGGAACTCCAGCTCGGCCTCTGACTTGTCCCAAGTGCCGTCGCTCGTTTGGAAGCGGTCGACCCTGACAAAGTCACCAGACTGCGCAGAATATTTCACGATTGGCAGGATATCTCCTGCGGGTTTACTTTCTGTTGTCAAACCTAAAGCCATTTCTACATTCCTT